GATTTTTAAAAGGATTAGAGATATGCTAGAAATAGTAAAGCCTGAAGATACCGGTATTATCATAGCCACCATAACCGGCGAAGCAGGAATTGGCAAAACATCGTTAGCCTGCACTTTTCCAAAGCCCATCGTTATAAAGACTGAAGATGGTTTAAAGTCTGTGCCAATAGCGAGCAGGCCGGATGCGTTGGAATTGGTCGAAGATGCAGATCAGCTATTTAAACAGTTGGCTGCTATACTAAAGGAGGATCATGACTATAAAACGTTGATTATAGACAGCATCACACAATTGGATCAGGTATTTACAGACAAAATACTCTCTAATGAAAAATCAGAAGGTAAGACTCTGGCAACTGCAATGGGAGGATATGGAGCAGGGTTTAATGCATTGTCTTCTATGCATGGCATGGTGCGAAAGTACGCGCAGGCCATACACGAGAAGCGCAAAATGAACATCATCTTTGTCGCCCATACGGATATGGAAATCATAGATCTGCCTGATCAGGACGCGTACAGCAGGTATTCGCTGCGCATCCATAAAAAGAGCATTACGCATTACGTTGATAACGTCGATCTCGTCGGGCAGATAAAGCTTGACACGGTAGTAAAAGGAAAAGACAAAATAAAAAAAGCAGGCAGTAATGGATCTCGCTACATGGTGGCATATGCAACTGCCAACTGTGTTAGCAAAAACAGATTTGGTATCAGCGATGATATCCATATAGAAATTGGTAAAAATCCTTTACAATCAATCATTAAATAAGGAAAACATTATGTCATTTTGGACGCTATCTAACGGCGAAAACATAAAACCAACAGATAATTTTGAATCTGGAGGATTTAAGCTTATACCGGACGGTACAGTATGTAATGCGGTCATCGAAGATGCTGCCTGGGACACGATACAGCCAAACGACCGGAACCCTGAGCCGGAAGAATACATATCGATACATTGGAAAATAGAATCACCAAGCGAATTTAAGGGCGCGACTATATTTCAAAAAGTTAGATGCAAGAGATCTGAAGAGAAACAACGCGACTCTGCCCTGCAGATGCTGGTAACCATAGATACGCTCGCGCAGGGTAAGCTCCAAAAACTGGACGGTGACCCAACCGACAGACATCTGCAAGTAGCACTTGAGTCCGCCAAGATGAGCATAAAAGTAAGAGTCTGGGAGATCGGAGACAAATCGGGAAATTGGGTGTCAGGCGTATCCAAATTTCTGAAAGGTGGCGCAGATATCGAATCAGACGACATCCCTTTCTAATCATGGAAAACAACAACCACATAGACGTTGAGCAGCGTTCTGACGCGTGGTTCCTTGCCCGCAAGGGCAGGGTTACCGCATCAATTGCAGGCGCATTACTTGGCATTGATCCCCTTGTGTCTACAAGTCAGGCGATAAAAAGGATACTTCCTATTGGCTCCCAAATGTCTGATAACCAGGCAATGTGTAACGGACGCATCTTCGAAGATTTCGCGAGAGAAGATTTCGAGATAGAAACAGGTCTGCAAGTAGAGCAGTGCGGATTTTTTACGTACGAGGATTGGCTGGGAGGATCACCGGATGGCCTTGTTAGTGATGGATCGATCATCGAAATAAAGATACCATATTCAGCCAAGGATTTTGTATCCATATATGCTAAGCCGCACTACTACGCCCAGGTACAGATATGCATGCACCTGACAGGCAAGCACACGGCTTATTTTTACCAGTGGTCATCCACCAAAAAATCCATGTTGGAGATAGTGCAGTATGACCCGATCTGGATACAGGTAAACCTGCCAATATTACAGGAAATACACAGAATGATACATACCCCGCCAGATCATCTAAACGAAATGGTGATTAAATACAAGTCAATAATAGACACTATAAAAGAGCTTGAGATAGCTAAGAAAGAATTACTCGATCAGATAGTCTTGGCTTGTGACAACAAAGAAACAATCGTCGGTGAGCACCAGGTTAAGATCACCACGAGGAAAGGCACGGTTGATTACAAGCGCCTGTGTAGTGATGCCGGACTCGACCCTGAAGATTACCGCGGCAGCGATATATCGTATTGGTCTATAAAGTAACATGCTCAGACCGTATCAACAAATCGCCCATGATGCAGTAATGTCATGGGTGCTGAGCAACCGGGAGTCGTGCGTCATAGATGCAGCGACAGCTGCCGGGAAAAGTCACATAATCGCGGCAGTTGTAGAATCTCTGCATAAGGCAAGCAATGGGAAGAAAGTGTTATGCCTTGCGCCGTCTGCAGACCTGGTAATCCAGAACAGAGATAAATATGTGGCCACCGGCAACCCCGCAAGCCTTTATAGCGCATCTCTTGGGCGCAAGTCTCTGAAGCATAAAGCAGTTTTCGGTACGCCTGTAACAGTGCTAAACGCCATTGCCAGTTTTGGAGGGGATTTCTGCGCGGTTATCGTCGATGAGTGCCACGAGATAACGCCCACCATAAAAACAATAATTGCCAGCCTGCAAGCGCGTAACAGTAACCTGCGCGTTATCGGCCTAACTGCGACGCCATACAGGAGGCTCGAAGGATACATATATAAGGTAGACATAGACGGCAACCCGTCAAGCGATGATACTTCAGTAGCATATTTTCATAAGCTGGTTTACAGGATATCGCCACAGGAACTCATAGACGCAGGGTATATCACCAAGCCTATTATAGGATTTACGCGCGAGCACTACGACACGATAGGTATGCAGATAAACAGGCTTGGATCTTTTGCTGCAGACGATCTTGACAAGGCATACAAAGGGCAAGGCAGAAAAACAGCACATATAATTAGAGACATAGTAGAGCAGGCGCAGAACAGGAATGGGGTTATGATCTTTGCCGCCAGCATAGCGCATGCAAAGGAGTGCATGGAGTCTTTGCCTGAGCACATATCTTGTATGGTGGATGGCACGACGCCCAAGAAAGAGCGCACCCGGATCCTGCAAATGTTCAAGGACAAAAAAATAAAATACTTGGTAAATCGTGACGTTTTAACGACAGGCTTTGACGCGCCACACGTTGACCTGGTGGCCTTGTTGCGGGCGACCGAATCGCCGTCCTTGCTGCAACAGATGATAGGTCGTGGGCTGCGACTGCACCCAGATAAAGACCATTGCCTGGTACTCGACTACGCGGAAAATATTGCTCGCCATTGCCCCGATGGTGACGTCTTTAACCCTAATATATCAGGATACAAACGCAACAGAGAAAACGACATGATATCTTGCACATGCGGCACGTGTGGATCAACCAATACTTTTCTGGCCAGGCCTAATGAAGCAGGATACGGACTGCACGAAACCGGATACTTTGCCGACCTGAACGGCAACAAGCTGCTAATACCATCTCACTATGGCAGGCGCTGCCAGTCATGGGACAAGGGCAAGCAATGCGGCCATCGATGGATAGGCAAAGACTGTGACAAATGCCTCCATACAAACGACATAGCAGCGCGCTTTTGCGAAAAATGCAAGCACGAGCTGGTGAATCCAAACGATAAGTTAGTCCACGAAAATATTAAAAGTATACCTGTTGTCGATTGGGTAATCGATGACGGAGTAAGCAAAAAAGGAAATAAATTCAAAAAGATCACATATATACTGGGCACAGGAGCAAGCGTGCCGATATGGTATGTAGAATCAAGGCACTTTCAAGCTAGGAAAGCTATGTGGGAATTAATGGTCGCCACCAACAATTTAGAATCCCCACCAAAAGCAATTACCTATGTCAAAAATTGGAAAACAGGATTCCACGAAATTGTTAAATATGAAAATAATTGTTGAGTGTAGAGCAATATGTGTATAATACTGATTTACGCGAATAAGGAGACATACAGATGATTTTCCCTGATTGGTTAACTGTTCACGGCGATAGATCCTTTCGCGGGCTGTGCCCAAAGGAAACAGCGGAGCAAGTAACTTTTTTTGCTATGGTCCGCAAGAGCCACCCACGATCACCTATCCTGCATATTAGGAATGAAGGCATCAGGACTGCTTACCAGATAAGCAAGGAGAAGTCAGAAGGATTGATCACTGGCGCTGCGGATATTATAGGTATTGGCAGCCCAACCTTGGTAATAGAGTTAAAAAGAAAAGACCATACCAAGAGCAAGTATGGTGATGGCCAGCTTGACTTTTTATATTCGTGCCAAAATCTTGGCGCACGAGTTAGCGTATGCCTTGGACACGAGGCCGCATACAATGAATTCTTAGATTGGAGTAAAAAAAATGGACTATATTAAAGAAGCAAGAAGAACCAGATCCGACGACTATCACGGGGAAAGCGTATCTTTTCATAATTTCCACGACTGTTTGACATCAGCCATAAAATCCCTGCGAGAACTTGATCAAATTAAAAAAGCCTTGTTCTACGGGAAAAAAATAGAGCATGACAGGATAAATGGCGATTGCTCGCTGTTGCCTGCATGGGTTGCTGATAGCGACGAACGAGCTATCGACATAATGCACGGAATAATCGGCAAAGCTACGGAAGCGGGTGAATTGCTGGAAGCCCTCTATAAGTGCACCATAGAAGGCGAACCACTTGATGAAAGCAACACCATTGAAGAAGTTGGGGATGGCCTCTGGTATGATGCCCTGATACTTGGAGCGCTTGGAGCAAGTTTTGAAGATGCACAGCGTATTAATATCTCAAAACTGCGCAAGAGATACCCGGACAAGTTTACCGCAGAAAGAGCGGAACATCGTGACATTGAAGCAGAAAAGAAGGTGATGGCAGACGCTGCAGACTATAGCGATGATGCGTATAGCGATGATGCGGCAGACCTTGCAATAGATCGTAAGCAAGACCTGCCGTATATCAACGGCCAGTCATTTTATGACTAGGCTTGTGTGGTGTCAGCGTTGATGGCGTCAACGTCTGCGATTGCGGTCTGCAGAGCATTCAAAGCGTTTTCGACTTCGACCGGTACCACTTGTGCGTCATTAGCATTTTGTTTCAACGCGCTGACCTCGGCAAAAATTTTATTGACTGTCGCGGTCAGTGCATTTAATACTACGGTAATTTCATTAATATTCATTGTCATTTCCTCGATTTGGTGTTTGAGCCGGTTTATATCGCCCCGGCCCGGTAGCGCATCATCACCTGTGGTAAGTAATAATTTCATCAATTCCGCTCCCAGTGGGATCCGCCAAATATGCGCAGAGCTGCCCACATAGCCCAAGATTTAAGCAACGCCTTAAACATTGCCATGACCGCCAAGAAAGATGATTGATCATCAAACGTGCCAGCCATATCCTGATAAGCCGCTCCACGGAAAGACTCGTCAGCGTCTGCCCTGGTGTATTGTTTTCCATTGGGCAGCATACCTTGTGGCGAATACAGGTAGTCATGCAAAGTTGCAGGCTCCTGAGCCAAGTTCGCAAACAGAGAATACATTAAAGGGATCCTGCGCATACTGACGAAATTTGTTACAAAACCAACTGGCACAATAACCGTTCCCAGTGTGTCAGACTGGTAGACAAGCGGCGATTGCAAGATCCATTTTACGCCCTCGCCATCGTCAGACCCTCTTAGCATCCTGGCGTCCAAGGTGGTTACAAAATATCCCATCTATTTATCCTCCCCACTGTACGCGGTCCAGCCGATTGCTGCCGCAAAGCTCAAAACCTCGACATTTGATGACTGATCGAGCACCGAAAATGCCGATGCCCCCACAGTGACCCCAAGAAGCCGTTTAACGCATTTATATGTTTTCTGGGGGTTGGACTTCAGCAACCAATAATTAATCGATTGTACGCGATCCTGCTTGACGTAATTTTCGAGCGAGTAGTAAATCATGACGCCGAAAGCCGTTAGAAAGAAAATCAAACCCTTTTGCAGTGGCGACAGGTATATCGCATTGATTGCATCGATCACAAAACCACCTTGAGTATCATCGCGCTAAAAGTAAGCGCGTCCATTAATGCTTGATGCCCTTTTTTGGCGGATATGAAAGCCTGTACCGACGCGTCAAGTTTTTCCGCTCGCAATTTGTAGTCGTTTAGATTGGCTTTTTGCTCCGGGGAATACCTCCACCAATTAGCTGAGATTATCCCTGACAAAGTATCGTACTCAGCCTGCAACAGTCTATAGTCTGTGTCAAAGGATTGCATGCGCCCTGCCAGCCCGTCGAAGTCCCCGATTGACTCGCTCCACTTAGCGATAAAATCCTCATATCTTTTTTTGGCGGAATTGACTTTGTTTTCCTCATCAGCCGTTAGAGCTATGGATTTGATCGACGCCTCCACCTCGCCGGATGATATTGCTTCGTGCGCTATCCCTGCGTTAGTAACTGCGTTCCCGTACTTCTCGATCGCCGCGCAGCCAGTCAACATTGCAAACAATACCATAAAAATAAAAAATAGATTATTCATATTCCCTCCGAATTAGCCTGCCATTTATGTCTCGATCAAATTTGCAGCGCTTCATTTTAAACTCATCTTTTATCATTCTTTCCAGCTCTGCGCAGTCTGACAGTGTAAATTTATGGTCTGCCGTTACACACAACCCAGTCAAAAATATCACGCCATCGTCTAAGAATCGCGCTGTCATTGTCCATTTGAACGGATCCCCATATTTCCCGCCTGGGGGATGCCCGCGCAGTATGCAGGATCTTTCAGAGTTCCAATCCACACTAATGCTCATACGCATCCTTAATTTTTGTTACTATCATCAAACATCCCGGTGACATAAGATATTATCCCGATAGCAATTCCTGTGATAGCAGTAGTTGCTATCCAGATACCTTTGCCCTTATACAGGCCCTCGTGGATCAGATCGATTTTATTTTCCATCTTCTCCATGCGCTCAAATACCGTTTGCCGCCGAATGATTTCATCTCGCACCTCGCGGTTGAGTCGCTCTAGATCAGATAATCTACCGCACATATCATGCAACTTAACCATGATCTCGATAGATTCACTGCGAGTAAGGGAGCAAGGCTCATCATCTCTATCGTAAGATCGCCTCTCAATGATCGCTCCCCTACTATCCATTATCACGCTATATCTATAATTGCCCCGACTCCATCAACAGAGTCAAATCTGATTTCCAGCGGATCCACTGCCAGATTGCGCGGAGCCAAAAGGTCGATAAAGGCAATGCATCTCTTGGTGGCTGC